AAATTCCCCCCTGTCGACTCCGTTGAGGCATTAATCGCTCTAATTACTTTCCAGCCATTAGGTAGATTGAGGCCGGCAAGATTTGCGGACGCTGGCGTCGTGTCCATTGGTCCCCTGATAATCCTCAATTATTTTCGATACCCGCCTTTGACCGTCAGCGGTCAAATAAAGAGCTCGGCGATTAGGGTATTGCCGTGCAACGTCAAGCTTTATGAGCGGACGACTCGACGCACCCAACGCGGCCGAGTTTGTTGACTGATACTTTCCTTGAAGAGTGGCAACGTAGCGACTGGCACTCTGCTGCGGAACATTGAGCCGATCAGCTAATTCATTGACGGACAAGCCCGGGTACTGAGCAATGGCTAGCAGCGAACGCGCAAGAGCTAAGCCTAAATCGGCTTCGATTGCCGACAGCAGTTTCGTGACAGACTGAAGCGAAATCGGATCGTGACGGTCCATGTGCATCAATACCCAAGTTTGGGTAACAATGCAACGCTGTTCTTACCTCATTGCGCAGGCCTGCGCCCCTTCACGCGAATAAGTCATCGTCCGCGACATCTGGTGGCGCCGTGCGGTTTCGCTCATCGGTTAGGCCCAAGTCGGCCATGTAGGAGCGCATCTGAGAGTGCCGCGCGGATTGAAAGTTTGTCGGCGACTCCCTGAATTCAGCCCACAATGCGCAGAAGGCAATGGCCGCCGGCGCGCGTGCGCCGTCGATCCACGTTGCGGGCTCGATGAATTGCACCCAAGCTTTCTTCGCTTCGCCCTTGAGCCAAGACGGGCGCTCAAGTTTGCTGCCGCTGAAAGCTGCGGCGGTTGCAGCCGTACTCTTTATCGCTTCCACCGCGGATCCATGTCGGTTCGCGCGGTGCGTCCCAGAGATTAGGCGCAGATGCGTCGGCTTCGGTCGTCGACCTCGCGTCGCCATATTGCGGTGTCCCAAATTTCTATTCGGCTTTTTGCTTCTTTTTTATCGCCGCCGGTCGCCAACCAACTTGCGGAAAACATTTGACCCGCCCCGGGGGGCGTCGACCGCGGCGGACGATCCAGAGCACGCCGCGGTCGACATGATGGCGCGAGGGATAGCGCCACCAACGGCTTAGGCGATCGTGGTCTTGAGCCACTTCGCCGCGTCGTTGTTGAGCACACAGCCGCCGGTGCGGCGCCGCACGTAGAACTTCACGCGACCAGGCGTCGTGATGTTGCTGTCCACGGTGATGCGGATCTCTGTGCGGTCGGCGAGGCGGTACGCCTTCCGCCAGTCGCCGAATGCGATCGGGAAGGCGTTGGTGCCAATGTCCGACATCTGCTCCCAGATGCTCACGGGATAGCCGAGCAGGCGGTCAGGCTGGCCCGCCGCGAGGCCTTGAGCCCACAGATAGGCGCCGTTGCCGTCCTTCAGCTTCCGCACCGCCGCGGCCGTGGTGGAGTTCATGATCCACGTGGCGCCCACGCGATAACGCGAGTTCACCTTGTACAACAGGTCAATCAACGCATCGCCGGTGATCTCGGCCACGGCAGGCGATGACGGCGAGAGCGACGGGACGAACTGATAGGCCGCAGCTGCACGGAGCGGCGAGGCAAAGTCAGCGGTTGCGACCGGCGCGGTGTTCAGCATCCCCGTGGGTGCGTTCGTCCCGTTGCCGGTCAGCACCGCGTCGCCTTCCTCGATGGCGAACGCTTCCGCCACCTCTTCAACAAGCCAATCGCCAACGTTGAAGAAGGCGTCGTCGAGTGCCCATTCGGTGGTCTGCGGATAGGCATACAGTTCGCCCATGCTTGGTTGGCGCTCGCGCAACAACGGCGTCGCCGTCTCAGTGCGGGACGTCGACTCGCCGACCCACCCGGCAGTCGCGCCGCGAAGCGAGACCAGCATCTTGTTGTCGTTGCTGCCGACGCGATCGACGCGGACCAGCGAGCGCACCGGGCTGAGCTTCTGCTCGAGCTTGGCGATCTCGCGCGTGATCTCCTCGGGCACGGCATAGCCACCGTCCGCCGGTGTCGAGATGTTGACCGCCTTGCTTCGCAGCCGGCTCTCGAACTCCCCGAGGGCATTCTTGGTCTGACTGTCCGCCGGGCGGCGCAGCCAATCCTCGAACCGCTTGCGATGCTCGCGGCTCTCTGCGTCACCGCGCGATCCGCTCGTGGTACCGGGGCCGGCGCCCTTCGTTTCGATGATCTCGATACGCTCGCGCAGTACTTCGTTCTCCGCGTGCAGCTCGTCGAACTTCGCCAGCTTGGCAGCAATGGCCGCATCGCGGCGGTCCAGGTCGGCTTTGATCTCATTAGCGAGGGCGTTCATGGGGTCGTGCTCCAACGGTTCGCGGACGCGCTGAGCGCCGCCTTGATTGACTCGATTTCTTCGGGTTCGGCGCCGTCGGCGGCGAGGGCCGCCCATCCGCCGGCCGCCACACGTCGGGCCGCCGACTTCGGCAACCCGACAGAACGCAACGCGTCGACCAGCTCGGAACGCGAGCCGATCGACTTCACCGCAGCCCGCGCGTAGACGTTCGCCGGGATCGTCACCACCGACACCTCCATCAGCTTCACCGCCGTTAGGAGCGTGTGGTCGGCCTCGAATTTGAGGCCGTCGGGATGGATTCGATACCCGATAGACAACCCGCCCACGTCGCCGTGCTTGAGATGCGCGAGGGCATCGCGGCCGGCCTCGGTGTCGAGATTGAGTGACCCCACAACGTGCAGGCCGGTGGCGTCCTCGCGGACCTCATCCCATCGACCGATCGGAGTGGCTTGATCGTGCGCCCAGAGCATCGCCGGCATGGTGTCGAGCGACTTGTGCTCCGCGAGCGATTTCGCGAAAGCGCCCGGCATGATGATGTCGCCGTACGAGTCTGGTGGGCCACCGAACGTGCTGGCGTATCCCTCGACAGTGCCTTGCGGGCTGGCACGCTTGATCCGCAGCGGACTTTGCAGCCGCACGGCGTCGTGATCTCGCTTGTGGAGTTTGGTCATGTGCGCGCAGCCTCGGGCGCCCCGAACGTGGGGGCGGTTTCGATGGCCTCGTCGCCCGGCATGACCAGTGCGGTGTGAGGTGTTCGGTCGGCGTGCGCGTCGGCGTGACCGATCGCGGATTCAATCCGAACGAGTCGCCTATCGTCTGATTTGGGCATATGCGTCAAGGCTCCGATCATTGGAGGTTGCGGAGAATGCCGGCCTGCGCTTCGACGCTGCGGGCGATCGTCCTGAAATGCTCGGCGATGTCGGCCGCGCGGATACCCTGCTGCGCCATGACCACGGCCGCCGCCTGGATAAGCCCCGCACTGACTGCCCGCGCCGACAAGGCCGCGGTTTCGTTTTCTGCGGCGACCATGTCGAGCGCGGCACGGGTGAGGTGGTCCGCCTGCTCGGCGAGCGCCGCGCGTTCTTCGTTCGTCATCGGTTGCCCCTCAGTTTACGCGACTGGAGTGCGCCTGGTCGGAACCGTCATCCTTTTCGACATCGGCGGCGAGTTCCCGCAGTTGGCGCACGGCCTCGTCGCGGCCGAAGTGCGTGACGAGGATGCCCAGCGCGCCGCCGAGCAGCAGCCCTGCTGCGTGAGTTGGTCCGACGACTTGTGCCAAGCTCGCCGCGATCACGGTGCAGTGTGCTCGCGCCTCCAGCATCGTCTGCTCAGGGTCTTTCGCCATGTTGCTTGTCCTTCTCGGTTCGGTACGCGCACGCGTGATCAATGAACGGCCTCGCCGGAGCGCTGTCGGCTCAAGTTCCAGACGGTCTCGGTGATGTGCACTCCGAAGTCCTCGCGGAGCACCTTTCGAAATAGTCGGTTCGCATCGCGCACGTTGGGACGACGTTCGACGCGGGCGACGATTCCATCGATGACAATGCGGTCGTCGATGTGCTCGCGGGCGAGATCGATCGCCCAGGCGCTGACGCGCGCCGCTGCCTTAGCCTTCTCTGTTCTTGATTCTGCTATTGCTGCTGCTTCTGCTCTTACCTCAGCCGTGGCTTCTTCCGTTTCGCTGTTTTCGCTCGATTTTTCGGTAGAGTTTTTGCCCGCGTTCTCGCCGCGTTTGCGACCATTGCTGCGCTGTCGCTCGATGAACGCGCGGCGTTCGCTGAGCACGAGCCGCATGAATTCCCATCGGTAAACGCCGCCCTCGATCGCGAGAACACCGCCGAGGACGAGGCCATCCAGAAGGCGACGCGTCTTCGCCTTCGACCCGATCAGGCACTGATGGCGCGCCCAATCGAGGGTGAATGTGGCGTCGACCGCACGGCCGGCCCGCTGGTCGCCCTCGTCGCGCACCACGAGCGCCCATCGAAGGCGGGTGAGCATGCCGAGCTGTTCGAGCGTGAGGTGCTCCGTGTGACGTTGCCCCGCGACGGCATCGTCGATCGTCCACGGTCCTTGTCGCGGGAGCCGGTCATGTGCGTCGTCGTCCGCCATGCTTGCCCCCAGCGCCGAAACATTGTTGCGCGAGGCATGCGAAGCAGTGTAGCGCTGCCCGCACGCTGCCCGGCCTTCCCAACGGCTCGGCTGATTCTAGAACCCGCCCCGCTGCACCCCAGCCTGGGCGGGCTCGTTGGCTTTCGCTCATGTCAGGAAGCCTCGCGGAACGACTCATCGTTGGCGCGCGGCCGTGCGACCATCCAGTCCCGGACCTCTTGCTCTTTCCACGCGACCGCGCGCTCGGACAGTTTGTAGGGCCGCGGGAAACGCGCAGGATCATCGGCCTTTTTCGCCATGAGTTCATAGACCAGGGCTCGGCTCATGCCGGTGATGGCGAGTACCGACTTCAGACGCAGAAACACGACTCCACCCTGCTCGGGCATAGTGACCTCCTTCGATGTTGGATGGGGAATGCAGTTATGGCCCGAGGAGCGGTGCTCTCGGGCGCGGGTACGCTTCGACTATCGTTGGCGGTTTAGTGGGGCATATCGCTGACATCGTGTCCCTGGCCAGAACCACTCAGCCAGAGACGGGGACTGCCCGCGCCTGCCCCTCGTAGGGTCGGCATCAATGACAGCAGTTCGCCCAGTTGGACAATAGATGCCGATCCCGCGCCCCTGGCCCGAACTACTCAGCCAGAGACAGGATTGGCCGCGCCTCGGCTCCGCGGCATTGCCGCACAAGCTAGCGTCAGGATCACCAGTCGTCCAAGGCCGACCGTGTCACTGATTCGCGCGATGTTCAAGTCCGCCAATGTTTGACGAGTGCTGATATCGTCAGCTACGGCAGAACGCTGCCCAGTCGTCCATCAGCGCGCGACGCTTTTCGAGCAACTCACCGCGGCGGTAGGCCGCTTCAGTCTTGTCTTTGATGACGTGCGCGAGGGCCATCTCGGCGACCTCGGCGGGATGCGACGTGCACTCCGCCGCCCAATCGCGG